GCGCGTCTCGCCCTTCTTCATTCCGGGTTCGCTGATCAACCTGATCTCGGGGCAGGTGTCGATCCGCTTCGGCTTCAAGGGGCCGAACCATGCGGTGGTGACGGCCTGTTCCACGGGCGCCCACGCCATCGGCGACGCGGCGCGGCTGATCCAGTGGGGCGATGCGGATGTGATGGTTGCAGGGGGCGCGGAAAGCCCGATCTCGGAAATCGGGATCGCCGGGTTCAACGCCTGCAAGGCGCTGTCGACCAAGCGCGCCGACGATCCGACCAAGGCGAGCCGCCCCTATGACGCCGACCGCGACGGCTTCGTGATGGGCGAGGGCGCGGGCGTGGTGGTGCTGGAGGAATACGAGCACGCCGTGGCGCGCGGCGCCAAGATCTATTGCGAGGTGCTGGGCTATGGCCTGTCGGGCGATGCCTATCACATCACGGCCCCCAGCGAGGACGGTGACGGCGGGTTCCGCAGCATGTCGGCGGCGCTGGCCCGGGCCGGGCTGACGGCGGCGGATATCGATTACATCAACGCGCACGGCACCTCGACCATGGCCGATACCATCGAGTTGGGCGCGGTGGAGCGGCTTTTGGGGGATCATGCGGCGGGGGCGACGATGTCTTCGACCAAGTCGTCGATCGGGCACCTTCTGGGGGCGGCGGGGGCGGTGGAGGCGATCTTCTGCATCCTGGCGATCCGCGATCAGGTGGCACCGCCGACGCTGAATCTGGACAACCCGGCGGTGACGCCGAAGCTGGATCTGGCGCCGCACAAGGCGGTGAAACGCACGATCGACGTGGCCTTGTCGAACAGCTTCGGCTTTGGCGGCACCAATGCCAGCCTCATCGTCGGCAAGGTGCGCTGAGGCATGTGGAAGTCGATTGCCTCGAACGCACTGACGCTGTTCACCGTGATCCTTGTCGCGCTGGCGGCGCTGGTGGCCTGGGGGCGGAACGAGTTCGTCAAGCCGGGGCCGCTGGCCGGGCCGATCTGTCTGCAGGTGGAGCGGGGGGCATCGCTGAGCGCGGTCAGCCGGAACCTGGCCGAGCGCGGGGCGATCACGGATGCGCGGATCTTCCGGATCGGGGCGGAATATGCCGAACTGGCCGATGACCTGAAATTCGGCAGCTACATGATCCCGGCCGGGGCCAGCATGGAGGAGGTGCTGACGGCGATCACCTCGTCGGGGCGGTCGACCTGCGGGCGCGATCTGAACTTCCGGATCGGGGTGACGCGGTCGGATGTGATCCTGTCGGAGCTGGACCTGGAGACGAACAATTACGTCGAGGTCGCCCGCTTCGATGCCGGGGCGACCCCCTTCCCGCCGGAATATGTCGAGGTGGCGGATGACCCGGCGCTGGTCTTCCGGATCACGGTGGCCGAGGGCGTGACCAGCTGGCAGGTGGTGGATTCGCTGAAGAAGGCGGATTTCCTGCAAGGTTCTCTGGAGACGGTGCCGCCCGAAGGCAGCCTTGCGCCGGGCAGCTACGAGCCGGTGCGGGGCACCGAGCGCGGCGCGATCATCGCCGAGATGACGCGGCGGCAGGCGGCGATCCTGGCCGAGGAATGGGAGAAGCGCGCCGAGGGGCTGCCCTATGCCAGCCCGGAAGAGGCGCTGATCATGGCCTCGATCGTGGAGAAGGAAACCGGGGTCCCGGAGGAGCGGCGCCAGGTGGCCAGTGTCTTCGTCAACCGGCTGGAGCGGGGGATGCGGCTCCAGACCGACCCGACGGTGATCTACGGCATCACCAGGGGCGAGGGCGTGCTGGGCCGCGGCCTGCGGCAAAGCGAGCTGCGCCGCGAGACGCCGTGGAACACATATGTGATCGACGGCCTGCCGCCGACCCCCATCGCCAACCCCGGCCGCGAGTCGATCCGCGCCGCGCTGAACCCGGACACGACCGACTATATCTTCTTCGTGGCCGATGGCACCGGGGGCCATGCCTTTGCGGCGACGCTGGAGGAACACAACCGCAATGTCGCCCGTTGGCGCGCCATCGAGGCGGAACGCGGCTCCGAGGGGCAGACCGGGGTGCAGGGGGAATAGGTTGACAAAGGGTAAAGGCGGCGCACTGTAACCCATTGATAGTGCTGCTTTTTTATCTTGACTTGCCGGGCGGTCCGCTGTAGGACTGCAGGCATGCTGGCAGAAGTGTCGAAGCGGTCCGGGGTTACCCCCCCTGGGCCGCTTTTTCATTTCGTTCGTGCGGGGGCCTGGGGATCGGGTGGGTTCAGATGACAACAGTCACGACGGGGGACGGCGCGGCACCAGAGGACATCCTTGCCGCGACGGAGTGGTTCTACCGGGAAGCGGTGATGGAGCTTTATCGCACGATCTCTGCGATCCGGGCCGGAGAGTTCACAGAGGTCAGATCGGCCCAGACGGCGATCCGCGATCTTCGCGCGACGGCGCTGCAGGTGCTGGAGGAAAGGGGAAAAGTTGACAAACTTCGCAAGCAGATCGCCGGCCAGGTCGGAGCCGGGGGGGCCCTCGATTTCGACGGGGCCCGAGCTGAAATCGGGCGCCGCCTGGCTTGCCTCCGCGACGCCGGAGGAGGTGGATGAGTTTCTGGGGGGGCTGAGCCGGAACGCGCTTCTGTCGCTGCCCTGGATGTTCGAGTTCTGGGCGCTGCCGCATCAGCTGCCTCCCCGGGGAGCCTGGCGGACCTGGGTCATCATGGGCGGCAGGGGCGCGGGCAAGACGCGCGCCGGGTCCGAATGGGTGCGGGCGCAGGTGGAAGGCGCAGGGCCGGAAGATGCGGGCCGCGCGCGCCGGGTGGCGCTGGTCGGCGAGACGGTCGATCAGGTGCGCGAGGTGATGGTGATGGGGGAAAGCGGGATCCTGGCCTGTTCCCCCCCCGACCGGCGGCCGGAATGGCAGGCGACGCGCAGGCAACTGGTCTGGCCGAATGGCGCGGTGGCGCAGGTCTTTTCGGCGCATGAACCCGAGGCCCTGCGGGGCCCGCAGTTCGACGCCGCCTGGGCGGATGAGCTGGGCAAGTGGAAGAAGGCCTCGGAGGCCTGGGACCAGTTGCAGTTCGCGCTGCGGCTGGGGAAGAACCCGCAATGCGTGGTCACGACGACGCCGCGGAATGTGGCGGTGTTGAAGGCGATCCTGAAGAACCCGTCGACGGTGATCACCCATGCCCCGACCGAGGCGAACCGGGCCTATCTGGCCGAAAGCTTCCTGGCCGAGGTGCAGGCGCGCTATGGCGGCACCCGGCTGGGCCGGCAAGAGCTGGAAGGCGTGCTGGTCGAGGAGGAGGAAGGCGCGCTCTGGACGCCCGCGATGCTGGAACGTGCGCGGGTGCTGGATTTGCCGACGATCAACCGGATCGTGGTGGCGGTGGACCCTCCGGTCACGGCGATGAAATCCAGCGACGAATGCGGGATCGTGGTCGTTGGCGCCGACACGCGGGGAGAACCGAAGGACTGGCGCGCGGTGGTGCTGGAGGATGCCTCGGTCAAGGGGGCCTCGCCGGAAGGCTGGGCGCGGGCGGCGCTGGCGGCGATGGAGCGGCACGGGGCGGACCGGCTGGTGGCCGAGGTGAACCAGGGCGGCGATCTGGTGGAGCGGCTGGTCCGGATGATCGACCCGCAGGTGCCCTATCGCGCCGTCCATGCCACGCGGTCGAAGATGCTGCGGGCGGAACCGGTGGCGGCGCTTTATGAGCAGGGCCGGGTCGCCCATGTCCGGGGTCTGGGCGCGCTGGAAGACGAGATGTGCCGGATGACGGCGCAGGGCTGGCAGGGGCAGGGGTCGCCCGATCGGCTGGATGCGCTGGTCTGGGCGCTGACCGATCTGATGATCGCCCCGTTGCAGGCAGGCCGTCCCAGCGTGCGGTCGCTTTACTAGGATTTACGCCCGATGGGGCAATGTGGCCGGGCCTTCGGGCAGCGGCGGGACGGGGTTTGCCCGGGGATGAAGGAGTGCTGGGATAATGTTCGATTTTCTGCGGAAGGCGCCGGTTCAGGCGGTGCCCGAGCGCAAGGCCTCTGCCGTGGGGCGGGTGATCGCCTGGGGGTCCTCGGGGCGCGTTGCCTGGAGCCCGCGCGACGCGGTCAGCCTGACCCGGACGGGGTTCCTGGGCAATCCGGTGGGTTTTCGCGCAGTGCGGCTGATTGCCGAGGCGGCGGCGGCGCTGCCCCTGGTCTGCCAGACGCATGAGCAACGCTTCGAGACGCATCCGGTGCTGGGGCTGATCAGCCGCCCGAATGGCAATCAGGGAAGGGCGGAGTTCCTTGAGGCGGTCTATGGCTATCTGCTTCTGGCCGGGAACGCCTATGTCGAGGCGGTGCCCGGGCTGGTCGCGGACGGGGGGGCGATGCCGGGCGAGCTGCATGTCCTGCGGTCGGACCGGATGAACCTGGTGCCCGGCGCGGATGGCTGGCCGATGGCCTATGACTATACGGTCAGCGGCCGCACCCATCGCTATGACGTCACGGGCGCGTGGAGCCCGATCTGCCATCTGAAGACCTTCCACCCGCAGGACGACCACTATGGCTTTTCGCCGATGCAGGCGGCGGCGGTGGCGGTGGACGTGCACAACTCGGCCTCCAGCTGGTCGAAGGCGCTTCTGGACAATGCGGCGCGGCCCTCGGGGGCGATTGTCTACAAGGGCGCAGACGGGGCGGCGAGCCTGTCCACCGACCAGTACGAGCGGCTGGTGGCCGAGATGGAGGCACATCATCAGGGGGCCCGGAACGCGGGGCGGCCGATGCTGCTGGAGGGTGGGCTGGACTGGAAGCCCATGGGGTTCAGCCCCAGCGACATGGAGTTCCAGAAGACCAAGGAGGCCGCGGCGCGCGAGATCGCCATCGCCTTCGGCGTGCCGCCGATGCTGATGGGCATCCCGGGGGATGCCACTTACGCGAATTATCAGGAGGCGAACCGGGCCTTCTACCGGCTGACGGTGCTGCCTCTGGCGACCAAGGTGCTGGCGGACCTTGCGCATTGGCTGTCGGGCTTTGCCGGCGAGGCGGTGGAGCTGAAGCCCGACCTTGACCAGGTGCCGGCGCTGGCGGCCGAGCGCGACCAGCAATGGGCGCGGGTGGCGGGGGCCGACTTCCTGACCGTGGCGGAAAAGCGGATGCTGTTGGGCCTGCCCAGACTGGCGGACGAGGAATGAGCACACGGCGCAGCGAGGGGGGATCGCGGTTTCTTTACGACAGTTTCGACGTGGCGGCGGCGCGGATCGAGGCGAACGAGCGGGTGGCGAACGAACGCTGGGCGGGGCTGGAATACCGGCTGGGGCTGATCGAAGCGACGCTGGAGCGGCTGGAGAAACGGATCTGGGTCGGCGTCTACGGTGTGGCGGCGTTCCTGTTGGCGCAGATGGCCGAGACGGTCATCCAGGCAGCGATGAGGTGAGGAGATGACGGATTTCGGGGCGCCCGAGCGCAAGTTCCACCGGCCCGACAAGGGCCTGGTGGTGACGGAGGGGCATGTGGTCGAGGGCTATGCCTCGCTCTTCGGCAAGACCGATCAGGGCGGGGACGTGGTGCAGAAGGGCGCCTATGCGGCGAGCCTGAAGCGGCTGGCGGCGAAGGGGGGCCGGGTCAAGATGCTGTGGCAGCACGATCCGGGCCAGCCGATCGGCGTCTGGGACGAGGTGCGCGAGGATGCGACGGGCCTGTGGGTCAAGGGGCGCATCCTGACCGAGGTAGAGCGCGGCCGCGAGGTGGCGGCGCTGCTGGCGGCGGGGGCGATCGACGGCCTCTCGATCGGCTACCGGACGGTCAAGGCGGAACGCGACGGCAAGGGGCAGCGCCTGTTGTCGGAGCTGGAGCTTTGGGAGGTCTCGCTGGTGACCTTCCCGATGCTTCCCGAGGCGCGGGTCGCGGCCAAGGCAAGCGCCTCGGACGACGACTGGCGCGACATGGCGGCGGTCTTCGAGGACGCGCGCCGCAGTCTGGCCGGGCGGTAGCGCGGCGTCCCAAGTGAAGAGAAGGAAGATACGATGACCGAGACCAAGTCTCGGACCGGGGAAGGTATGTCCTCGGTCCAATCTCCGGCTGCGGAGGCGAAGGCCGCCATGGCGGGTTTCCTGAAAGAATTCAGCACCTTTCAGGACGAAGTGAAATCCAAGCTGAAACATCAGGAAGAGCGACTGACCATGCTGAACGCAAAGACGATGTCCTATGGCCGCCCGGCGCTTTCGGCCCGCGCGGAAACCGAGGCCCCACATCAGAAGGCGTTCACCGCCTATCTGCGCACGGGCGATGACGATGGCCTGCGCGGCCTGAGCCTGGAAGGCAAGGCGATGTCGACCGCCGTGGCCGCAGATGGTGGTTATCTGGTCGATCCGCAGACGTCGGACCGCATCCAGTCGATGCTGTTCGCGACCTCGAGCCTGCGCTCGGTGGCCAATGTCGTGCAGGTCGAGGCGACTTCGTTCGACGTGATCGTCGACCGGTCGGAAGTGGGCTCGGGCTGGGCGACGGAAACGGCGGCGACCACCGAAAGCGCGACGCCGGTGATCGAGCGCATCTCGATCAAGCTGCACGAGCTGGCGGCGATGCCGAAAGCCAGCCAGCGCCTGCTGGATGACAGCGCCTTCGACGTGGAAGGCTGGCTGGCCGAAAAGATCGCGACCCGCTTCATCCGCGCCGAAGCCGCGGCCTTCATCACCGGCGACGGGGTGGACAAGCCGCGCGGCATCCTGAACCCGACCAAGGTGGCCAATGCCTCGTGGGCCTGGGGCAACATCGGCTATGTGCCGACGGGGGCTGCGGCGGACTTTGCCACGACCAATCCGGCCGACTGCATCGTCAACCTGGTCTATGCGCTGGGCGCGGACTACAGGGCGAACGGCACCTTCGTGATGAATTCGAAGACCGTGGGCGCCGTGCGCAAGATGAAGGACGCCGATGGCCGGTTCCTCTGGTCGGACGGACTGGCGGCAGCCGAGCCGTCGCGGCTGATGGGTTATCCGGTCCTGGTCTGCGAGGACATGCCGGACGTGGCTGCGAATGCCTTTCCGGTGGCTTTCGGCGATTTCCGCGCGGCCTATACCGTGGCGGAGCGGCCGGACCTGCGCATCCTGCGCGATCCGTTCAGCGCCAAGCCCAACGTCCTGTTCTACGCCAACAAGCGCGTGGGCGGCGACATCACCGACTTTGCCGCGATCAAGCTTCTGCGCGTCGCGACCTCGTGATGCTGTGGCCCGGCCTCCCGACCGGGGCCGGGCCTTCCTGTCGTGCCTGCGACACCCCACCAGGCCCGGAGTGCCGGGCGGAGATTGACCCATGATGCTGACGGAAGAGACCCCGGTGCCTTCGGGCGTGCTGCCGGTGGAAGAGATGAAGGACCATCTGCGGATGGGGTCCGGCTTTGCCGATGACGGGCTGCAGGACGGGCTGATCGAGACCTATCTTCGCGCCGCTTTGGCGGCGATCGAGGGGCGGATCGGCAAGGTGCTGTTCGAGCGCCGGTTCCTGTGGGTTGTCGACTGCTGGCGCGAGGCCGAGCAGGCACTGCCGGTGTCGCCGGTGACGGGTATCGTCAGTCTGACATTGGTCGATGCCCTCGGCGCCGAGGCGGTGGTGCAAGCCGGGGCCTACCGGCTGGTGGCGGATCTGCACCGGCCCCGATTGACGGGGCGGGGCGGGTCATTGCCGGCGATCCCGAGCGAGGGTCTGGCAAAGGTCGTCTTCGACGCGGGCTTTGGCGCGGCCTGGACGGATATTCCGGTCGATCTGCGGCAGGCGGTGCTGCTGCTGGCCGGCGAGTATTACGAACATCGGCACGACGATGGCACACAGGGCGCGGGGCTGCCCTTCGGCGTGGTCACGCTGATCGAGCGCTGGCGGACAGTGCGCATTCTGGGCGGGGGCAAGCGATGAACGCCCCGCATCTGAACCGGGCGCTGGTGCTGGAGGGTGTCGTGCGGTCGCCTGACGGCGCGGGCGGATTCACCGAGGTCTGGACGGCGCTGGGCACGCTTTGGGCCGAGGTCCTGCCGGGATCGGGGGGCGATACGCTGGGCGAAGAGCGGATGCTGTCGGCGGTGCCTTACCGGATCACGGTGCGGGCCGCGCCGCAGGGGGCCGCCTCGCGCCCGGCAGCCGGGCAGCGGTTCCGCGAGGGCGGGCGGCTGTTCCTGATCAAGGCGGTGACCGAGCGCGACCCCCAGGGCCGGTATCTGACCTGTTTCGCGCGTGAGGAGGTGCCGAAATGAGCTATGGCGCAGCGCCTGCTTTGCAGCAGGCGGTTTACCAGCGGCTGACGGGCTGGCCGGCGCTGGACGGGGTGGCGATCCATGATGCCGTGCCGCCCGATGCCAGTGG